AACACCTGCTGCACATAAATATCTAAGCTAAGTCCCAACGAGGCTTGGAACGCACTAGAGAAGGTGATGTACAAAATTCCATACATTCAATCCTTACATATCTCCACCAATAATCGGACCAATCCTTATGCATATAAGGATGAATACCGGGTATATCTATAGGACCAACATCATTCTTAGCATCCAACAGCGCCTCAATTTCATATTGCAATAAAATTGGGACACCATACAACTGCTCGCATAGTATACGTGTATCTATGCCAGGAACAATGTTTGGTATTCGCGTTTCATCAGTTGGAAGATCATCGAGAGCAGCTAAAATTTGCTCCCTCTCCCACAACGAAAATGACCGCCCCTGTTTTTCCAAAAAGGGTCGTATATAATTGCGAACTTTGCGAGTAACTCTAAGGGCATAACGCGCCAAACTCGATATAATAGGACACCCAGGATACTGGTGAGCTAAACTCAGTGCTTTACAACGCAACAATTTTAATAGCGTTTTTGTATTAGTCTTAGCATATCTCTCACTGCACCATCCAAAAGTGGCTAGGACTTCTCTAACATCAGTGAGGTTAATCATATCTCTAGGGTGGAACACGATCCCACAAAAACTAGCCATTTCTATATTTTCGTGAAGTTCCAATTTAATCCTGGCCCCCAGTGAGGCATAATCATCTGCAGTTGGTGGGGTACCTTGATAGGTGCCTAATCCATCATCACCCTCTACCACAGCGTCTACGTCCGTACAACCGGCCTCGTCGAACAAGAACAACATGAACATTAGATTAGTAAATCCATTGCCCACTGACGTAGTCATCTCTCCAGACATTCGTATTGCCTCAACAATGATTGTAAAAAACTTACTTTTAATAAGGTTATCTCCCCCAACAACCTTCTTATACACCTCCACAAATTCAGGACCACCTGGGACGTGTTGAAACATGTATTCCAAGAGCTGGAATTCACACACTTCCATAAGTTCTTTAATAAAGGTCGCTTCAAAAGTGCTAAAATCGGTGCTGAAGTACTTAGCACCTACTCTAAATAATCGATCCATGATGACCTTAGGTCTATCAGCAACCGGCACTTTTTTGATAAACCACTTTAAGTTATAAATAACTTTTTCCAGCGCCCTTATATAAGGTCCAGCATAACACTTGAACCTATCCACCCTTGCATTGATCCACCGTGTGGCTTTATATTCACCATACGTTTCATCTTTAGCAAAAGCATGTACTTCAAAATCTTTTCTACTGAGCACCCTATCATGCTCAGGCCAACAATCACGCAACTCTTGTTTACGGGCTTGCGTTTGATTAATCTCTTCAATCCAGG